GGCGCCGAACATGCTGGTCCCGATCAGCGCCGCGCAAACCGGCTGGAAACTGGCCGACAAAGACTGGCTGATCGGCACCGTCAGCTATACCCGCGACGAGAACGGCCAACACGCGCATCTGGCCCTGTGGCCCAAGGAGGCGTTCACGGTCGAACCGACCGCGCCGCCGATGCTGGTCACCAACGAGGCGGTGAACAACGCCAACCCGACAAAGCCGAACGCCGACAGCAACCTGCCGACGCCGCCGGCCGCGAAGGCCCCGGCCCCGCTCCCGCCCGGGCAACTCGATACATGAGCACCATTACCGAACGGCTCTATAGCCGCGTGCAGAACATGGTCGCGACGATGAAAATCACCGCGACCAACGACAGCGGCCCGGTGCATCGCGCGCAGGTAAAAGGATTTCCGCCCGAGCAGATCGACGACATGCCGGTCCTGCAACTGCACGGCTTCGCCTCGCACGCGCCGGTTGGGACCGACGCCATGGCGATCTTCACCTCGGGCGACCGCTCGAACGGTGTCGTCATTGCCACTGGGAGCCAGAAGCACCGCCCGCGCGAAACGCCGTCCGGCGGCACGGTCATCTATGACACGTCGGGAACGACGATCCTGCTCGACGCGGCCGGGAAGATCACGATCACATGCTCGGACGCGATCTCGGTCAAGGCCGACAGCGTCACGATCAAGGCGAACAAGGTGCGCATGGAAACGCCGCGCCTCGAAGTGACCGGCGACGTCATCGCCGGCTGCGACAGCACCCACGTCAGCGTGCTCAACCATCGCCACAAGGACACGGAGCCGGGCGGTGGCCTGAGCGGCGTGCCGCAGCCGACATGACCGGCTGGATCGAGGCCGAGTTCGGGCTGCCGATAGCCAGTGACGGCATGGTCCGCGTCGCGGCCACGATCTGGGATGGCGGGGAAACCACATGGGACGGCGCCGGAACAATCTGGGATGCATTTTGGCCGGTGCTGGAGGCCCATGGTGCGGGCGACATCCTGATTCAGTGGGACAACGCCGACGCGCTCGGCGACTGGCGCCTCGCAGCGGGCGATCTGCAAACCGGGCAGGACCTGGAAACCGCGTGCCTCGTCTCGCTGTTCACCGACCGGCTGGCGACGCCCGACTTCGTGCCGACCGATGGCACGAGCGATCGCCGTGGCTGGTGGGCCGATCCCTACAATGACCAGCCGCTCGGCTCGAACCTCTGGCAACTCGAACGCGCCAAGAAAACCCGCGACACGTTGGGGCTGGCGCGACGCTACACCGAGGAAGCGCTTCAATGGCTGGTCGATGACGGGGTCGCGCGGTCGGTGCTGGTCAACACCGCGTGGCTCGGCCGCACGGGCTCGACCCTGCTGGGCATTGGCATCGCGATCACGAAGCCGGATGGCTCGGTTACGCGCTTCGTTTACGGCTGGGCCTGGGACGGCCTCGCGACGCTGGCCTCGCCTGTCCATGTGCCGGCGCCCGCGCAACGGATGCTGGTGAGGTAACATGCCATTCGCCCGCCCGACCCTCACCGCGCTCCGCAATACCGCGATACAAGATATCGTTACGAGCGGGGTGCCGGGCCTCGATGGCTTACTTCGTAATGCTGTTCTGCGAGCTCTGGCGTGGTGCATGGCAGGGCTCGCTTACAGCGTCTACGGATTTTTGGATTACATTGCCCGCGAGTCGGTTCCGTTCACCGCGACCGACGAATATCTTCACGCCTGGGCGGCACTGATCGGCGTCTACCCGCTCGACGCGACCGCCGCGAGTGGCGTCGCGCGGTTCAACGGCGTGCCGAACATCCCGATTCCGCTCGGCACGACGATGCGGCGCCAGGACGGCACTCCCTACGTTTCCACCGCTGAGGCCGACTCCGACGCGACGGGCGTCGCGCTGGTGCCGTTCGTCGCCTCGATCACGGGCGCGCTCACCAACTGCGCCGACGGTACGCCAATCTCGCTCGACGGGCCGCCCCCTGGCATCAACGCTGGCGGCGTGACCGTGGGCGATACTTTGGGCGGCACCGACCAGGAGACCGAGGACGCGTTCCGCACGCGGATGCTGCGCGAGTATGCCGCCCCGCCGCACGGTGGCAGCGGTGCCGATTACGTTTCCTGGGCCACCGCCGTTCCAGGCTGCACGCGCGCGTGGCCGCTCGCCGAGGCGCAGGGGCCGGGCACCGTCGTGGTGTTCGTCATGTTCGATGTGGTCAACGCGTCAGTCGGTGGCGTGCCGATCGGCACCGATGGCACCGCGTCGCTGGAATATCGCGGCTATACGGCGACCGGGGATCAACTCCGGGTCGCTGACGCGATCTGGCCGGTGCAGCCGGTGACCGCGCTGGTCTTTGTCGTGACGCCCGTGCTGCTCCAGGTCACGGTCACGTTGAAGGACCTGTCACCGAACACGATCGAACAGCGCAACGCCGTCGTGGCATCGCTGGAGGATATGTTTCTGCATACCGCCGAGGTCGCCGGCACGATCTATCCATCCGACGTCTATCAGGCGGTCCTCTCGACGCCTGGGGTCCGGCATTTCGAGGTGATCGAACCGGCCGCGCCAATCGTCGCCCTCGCCGGTCAACTGCCGATTCTGGGGCAGTTCAACTCGCTATGATCCTGCGCTCCGCGCTTGATTACCTCTGGCAGTTTCAGCGGTTGCTACCGCGTGGCCGGGTCTGGCATCGCGGCTGGGGCACGGTGCAGGCGCAGGACTTGCTCACCCTCATGCCGACGTGGGCGCGGCTCGACCAGCGGGCGCAACAATTGCTGATCGATACGTTCCCCTGCTCGACCACCGAATTGTTGCCGGAATGGGAAGCCTCGCTCGGACTGCCGGACGAATGCGCCGGCCAGCTTGACTCGATCGCCGCGCGGCAGGCGGCGGTGTGTATGAAGTTCGGCGATCGTGGCGGCGCCTCCATGGACTATTTCATCCGGCTGGCGGCTGCGATGGGCGTGACGATCACGATCACGCAATTCAGCCCGTTCTACGCGGGCCGCAATCGCGTCGGTCAGCGGCTGTTCAATACCGGCTGGGCCTATGTCTGGCAGGTCACGCTATCGGGCGAAGAGGTCATATACTTCCGCGCGGGATCAGGTCGCGTTGGCGATCGGCTGGTGACGCTGAGCGACATCGCGACGATCCTGCAATGTGTATTCAACGCCTATAAGCCCGCGCACACGACGGTCATCTTCACTTACGTCTATGGAGACGGGAAACGTGTTTGACGCATCGGAACGAATATCCATCAGCCTCAACGCGGCGGAATGGAACGCGGTCATCGCCGCCCTGATCGAACAACCGTATCGGATCGCCGCGCCGCTCGTGCAGAAGATCGGCGAGCAGGCGCGGTTGAACGAACGGGCGCGCGTGCCGAACGGCGAGGGGGAAGTGGTTCATGCACCAGATTGACAATCCCTGGGTCACGACCACCAAGCCACCCGCGCAGCCGGTCGGAACGCCGGGCTTTTTCCAACCGGGCGACGAGGCGACGCAACTGCTGGCGACGGTGGTCGATTACGACTGGGCCAATTCCGTTCAGTCGGAGTTGATCAACGTTATCGTCAATGCTGGCCTGACGCCCGACAAACAGAACGACGCGCAGCTTGTTAACTCGATCATCACCATCGTGAACCGCGAGGTTGGGTTCGCGACCGGCGGGCCATACCTGGCGCTGGCGGGCGGCACCATGGGCGGGACGATCTACAGCAACGCACCGGCCGGGATCGATCGCGCATTGATCTCACAGACGGCGGGAAAGAACCGCTGGGTCACCGCGCTCGCCGACAACTCCGCCGAGAATGGCGGCAATACCGGTTCGGATTTCACGCTGTCGCGGTGCGACGATAACGGCAACGTGATCGATGTCGTGATGCGGTGTCATCGGTATACCGGGTCCGTTGATTTTCCAATGGGGATGACCTTTGGCTCGGGCATCATCGGCGGCGGCCCCGGGGCCGGCACGGGTGGCGGCAACCTGCCGACCGATCCGCCGACATTGACGCTCAATCAGGATACCACTGTGTATGCGGGCACCTCCGGGGGGGGTAGTGGCAGTGGCCCGGGTCTGGACTTCGGGTCGTTGCCAGCCGCATGGGCCGCGGTTCGATTGTGGAACCTGAACGGATTTAATCTCACAATCCAGCTTAGCGCCTGGGACGAGCCCAACGGCACCGAATATCCGTCGCCTGGGGTCATCTTCGACTGCCGGATGTATGGGCAGACGAATGCCAG